GAAGCACCAGTTGGTTGTATTGTAAAGTCTAATACAATAAACTCAGCAGTTCTTGTTGGTTGTAAGAATAATTGTCCTACAAGTTGATTCCTATCAATTGAGTCAGGTGTATTATTTGTTTCATCCATTACAACTCTAAATGCACTCAAACCACTTTGTGATTGAACTTGATCTAGGAATGGATTTACAATATTCAAGAATCTTTGTCTTGTAGCTTGTGTATTTTGTTCGAATACAAGGAATCTTGAAGAACTTGCAATAAACTTCTTAACTCTGATAAGTAGTCGTCTTACATTGATTCTATCCAATGCACTTGATTTTTTCTGTAATGTTTTTTGACCAAATACAGTTAC